AGTCGCTCAGCGTACAGTATCAGCCGGCGATCCGGTTGAAGTTCTTGTGTACGGAATCACTCGCGTTAAAGCGAGCGGCGCGATCACTTTCGCAACGACTCCGATTCTTCAAGCTGAAAGCGACGGCGAAGTCTCCGCTTGTGTAAGTGGAAGCTATCCGATCGCTCGCGTTCTTCCGAACGTTAATCAACTAAGTACAGCCGGAGCCGGAGAGCAGTTCTTCGCGTTCTTCCTCGGCTCATTCACTCCTTTAGCATAATAAAAGAGGTCTAAAAAATGGCAAGTTCATATTCTAATATACACCCAGTCGACGAAATTCTTTCCAGTCTAGTCGTCGAAACTGTTCAAGGCGATGACGTGTTCATCGCTGACAAAGTTCTCGAAACAATTACTATTCCCCAAAGAAGCGGAACTCTACTTCTCGAAGAGAGTCGAAATTTCATGGGAGCTGGAGCCGGTCTTGATCTTTTAAGAGCTCCGGGAGCGAGTCGCGCAGTTCTAGGCGGCTTCGATCGTTCAAGCCAAACTTACAAAGCGGAGACCTTCGGACTTGAAGACTATATCGCAATGGAAGATATCGTCGATTCTCAATATCCGGGAAGCGAAGAACAAAGAGCCGTTCGCAAGGTTGCAAGAGCTTTAAGAATCGCTAAAGAAAAAAGATGTGCAGATCTTCTATTCGGTACTTCGAACTTTAACAATGATACAGCGGCGAACGAATTCGGCGGCGAGTTTGACGACGCGAACGCGGAGCCTTTAGCGAATCTTTACGATCTAAAAAACACTGTCTTCGAAGCCGCCCATGGCGTCAATCCCGACACTCTTGTTCTTGGTCATAAAGTATTCAGAACACTAGCGAAGAATCCCGAAGTTCGCGGATTCGCTGGAACTTCTTCAGCTGGCTTCGCCGCCGGTTCTCGAATTCTTTCAAACGAAGCAACTCTTCAAGTTCTTCGCGACGTACTCGGAATTCAAAACATTTATGTCGGTTCAGCTCTTCGAGATACAGCCGTCCCCGGAGCGACTTCAAGCGAAGCCTTCGTTTGGAATCAAACATCGATCTTTATGGGTATTCTTCGCGGCTCGGACGCTATCATTCAAAAGACCGGCGGTGTCAAGGCTATGCCAGTTGCCGCTTTGAATCTTCAGTTCGGTTCATATATGGCCGGTCAGTTCGACGATCCGAGCGGTTCTATTCGTCGTACTGTATGGGCGGAAGAAGCGCACACTTTCCACAAGGTCGACGGAACACTCGGACGAATTATTACAGATTGCGTCAACTAAGAAATGCTTTGTCAGTGCGGACGGTCTCTTCTTCTCGCTGAAGATGACGCGGATTTAAAAGCGATCAATGATCTTAAGAAGCAAGTCAAATCTTCTTCTGGAGAGATCTCCGCACTATTAAATGCAAGAGTTGAACAATTAAAAGCTGAAGTCTCCGCCGAGAAAAGTTTTCGTCGCGGACTTCAACAATCTCAAAAAGAGATTACTGATATTCTAAGAACAAGTCTTGAGACGGTATCTCCTCAGAATCTTCTTAGTCTAACAAACGAGCAACTGATCGACATCATGCTTCAAAGCGGACTCGGTCGAAGTATCGACCAGTTTATTGAAGATCAAGACAAAATCAGAGACTCGATCAATCAAATGATAAACGTAATCGATCCGGCTTTCGATTTCAGCTCGATTAATAATCAAGTTGACATGATCGCTCTTCAGAATGCGAACTCGCTCTTTGATGAAGTTGTGATTCCGGTTTATCAAAAACATATTAAGCAAGCTCTAAGAGACGCGACGTTTATTACTTCAGTCGATGACGCTCTTTCAAACTTGCAAATCAAATTAAAGCAAAGCGAAGGTTCGACGCTGACAGAAGTTCGAACTAAAATCTCTCAATATGGAAGATCAGTGACAGCGACAGCCGGAGCCGCGGCCGGTTTAACTAATTATTTATATACTGGGCCGGTCGACGGAATTACTCGTCCTTTTTGTCGAGAATTAGTAAACAAAGTAGTGACAGATAGTCAATTAAGCCGGCTTAATAATAATCAAGGACTATCGGTCATTACGTCCGGCGGCGGCTATAATTGCCGTCATTCTTGGAGCCCGGTCTCCGAAGGATTCATTCAAGCCGCTAAACTAGATCGAGCGACTCAGTCAGATATAAACAAAGCGAATTCGAAAGCGAAGAAATAGTCATGAGAAAAGCAATCACAAATCAAGATCATCGCTTCATCTGGTCTCCTCAAGTTCCGACGACCGGAACTCCTTCGATCGCGATTGATACAGAGTCGGGAATCAATGAAAACTTTGTTCGCTTTACTGACGACGTATCAGTAACAGCGATCGCAAATGATAGAAGAACGCTGACAGTCTCTTCCGCTCCGGCGTCATATTATCGACAGTATCAAAACGGATTCCTTCTCACTTCAAGCGACACTTATTACTCGGTAAATGTGAGTCGGTTTGTAGGAACGACGGCTATTCTCGCCGAGCCGCTTCCGAGGGAGATTGATCTTTCAACTTCGGCGACTCTTCATCTAAATACGATGTATGTCGATATCGATTCGACAGCGATCGCGACAAGCGGAGTCTATCCGTTTCGAATCTCATACAATGAATTAAATATGAGTAACGTTCGACAAGAACGCGGACTCTTCAAAGTGACTCCGCGTCCTTTCAACACGGGCTTAGATCATGCTCAATTCGTCGCGATGTTTGCGAATCTCGCTGATATGGTTCCGCGTCGACAAAGCGACTTCTCAACTCAAATAAAAGTCGCTGAGAATGAAATCATTCTTGCTGTCAGAGATCATCTAAACAGTGATGACATAACAGAAGATGAAGTATTTAATCCGGAATCGTTTCAACTAGCTCATTCGTATTGTAGCGCCGCAATCGTTTATGAAATGAATCTCAATCTCGACGCGGCTGCAGCGATGAGAGCTCGCTGTCAAGAGTTGATTGACTCGGCTCTTCGATCAGTTTCGCTCGATTTGGACGGAGACGGAGTCATCGACGCTGGAGAAGAAGACCTTCGGCGAAAAGGTGGAAACGCTCAAGACTTTCGAGCAAGCTGGAGAAGTTACTCAAAGACGGCGAACGATTCTTTCTTCAACCCAGTTCGCGGAATGAGACACTAGTCTTAAATAGGAACTCAGTTCCGGTTTAGAAAATGTTTAAATAGGAACTCAGTTCCGGTTTAGAGAAGGAGGAGAGAATGAGAGTAAAAATAGATCTAAAGCTCCCCCCTAAGATATGGACGGCTAAAGATACGCTAGTCCTTGCTCAAAATACCGTCGCTTCGATTAAATTAAGAACATCGAAGGGGATTGACGCGACCGGAGTTTCTTTCGACAATTACTCAACAAAGCCGATCTATGTCGCTTTTAAAGGAGCGAGATTGAAGCCGAAAGGCGGCCGGCCTTCAAGAACAAACAAATCGATCTATTATGCTCGCGGCTATCGTCAATACAAACTAGAAAGCCGCCGAAGAACTCCGGGAGGAGAAGGACAATCGGCGGAAGTCGATCTCGTCTTGAGCGGTCAACTCATGAATAATCTAGTTGTACTTGAAGCGACAAGAGATCGATTTAAAATCGGATTGACAAAACACGTTAAATCATACGGTTATCATGTTAATGATAAAAGAGAATATATCGGACTAACCGACGACGAAGTCGACGTTCTTGTCGACGCGATCGCTCTTGATCTTGCGGAGAAACTAAAATGACTCAAGGAATATTCGCCGCTTTAGAACATCTTGAAGAAAGAATCATGAGTATTAATCCGAAGACCGATACTCATTCCGGTTTCGTTGCAATTCAACGCGACGACGGATTGAGCGTCGAGCTTGACGAGCGTTCAAATAATAATCGCTATTTCGAATTTCAGATTGATACGTTCCCGGAAGACGACGGACAAGCTGGACTCTCCGGAAGGAAACGAGCGACGATTGATCTTCGAGTCAGATATGAGATCCCAACTTCATACGGCTTTCTTTCTCGAATGATCGCTGAAGACGCTTCAAACTTGCTCGATTCTCTAAAGAGTCCGGACTATGATTATATTGATACTGGAATCATTAACGCTATTCCGGAGCGTCCTACTTTTGAAGCAATTACGAACGCAACCGGCGAGCGAGTCGCGTTCATTCTGACTATTCCCTTTACTCTGTTATATTTGGAGAATTAAAAAATGGCAGTAACTCATAGAAGTTTAAGCGTCGCCGTTGAGACTACTTTCGGCTCTCCGGCTCCCACAACCGGAATCCCTTCAACAAGCGGCTTGACTTACGTTTCGATTCCTTGCGAACGTGATCCGATTCTTATCCCCGGAGAGCCGGTCGTTAGTGAAAGAAACGACACCAAAGACGGAAACTATTTCAACGCTCCGGAGCCGGACACTGTTTGGAGCGGAGGGAATCGACTAAGAAGACGAACCGGTCAAGTTGTTTGTAGAGTTGACTTGACGACGATCGGAACTTCAGCGAATAACTACAATTCAAATTATCTCGGCTATCTTCTCGGAGCTGGCTTCAAGACTCAAGTCCCTTCAAGCGGCTTGAGAAGCGATACAGCTTCCGCAGTATCGGACGTGAACACATACAGTCCGACCGGCTCAATCTTAGAAAGCGACGTCGGATTGATCGTCGGAACTGAGTTAAACGGTCGAGCTGAATACTCAGCAATAACAGATAACGACGTCGTCGGAGAAGTGACAGTCTCGCCGGCCTTCTCTTCAGCGTTCTCCGGAACTCCAACGATCCGAGGTCTTCAGACTTGGTACATTCCGAGCCGTTCAGTGACTGGAACTTTTGAGCACTCATTATCATTCAAGATTGACGGAGTAAACTTTCAATCACTCGCTTTCGGTTGCGTACTTGAATCGATGTCGATTACTGTCGACAACGGTCGTTTAATGGCTGATTTGACTTATCAATGTGCTTATATCACTGACAATCATTCCGCCGCTTCAACTCCGATCGAACCAGTTTATAACTCCGGAGCTCCGGCCTTATTCCGCGGAGCTTATGCCGTTGTGTCAAATGGATCTCCGGCTTCAGAGTCAAACGGTACAGTCGGAGAGACTCAAGGTCGAATCGCTCTTGATTGCGAAGACTTTACGCTGACCGTCACAAATACACTCGTTCCGCTCGGTTGGAGTAATGATGTTATAGGTATGTCGGACATGGAAGTCTCAGAAGTTAACGTCGAGCTTAATTTGACGCTTTCGACTGTTAATACAACTGTAAATGATGACTTCTTCAATAGGACAGCTCGTCAAGTCATCGTCGGAACGGCTCCCTTCGGAGACGGAAAAGGAGCGGCGATCATGCTTCCGGCGGCAATCTTGACAAATGATCCGAGCGTTTATGATGTGTCCGGAAATGACATCGTTCGACAGAATTTAAACTATCGTCAAGCTAGATATGCCGGCGATTATACCGATTCATCTTATGAGCTCTTAGCCGGAAACTCTCCATTCAGAATCGGCTTGACAGTAGGAAATGTATAAATATGGCTCTTTCATTTGTCACTAG